GGTTTCAGCCAAGCCTCATACAACAGCGCAGCATCAGGTTGAGCATCATTCTTGCCGAGTACAATCATTGCAGATTCGAAGGGAGACTTCGCTGTCGTGACACTAGGGTTAACCTTCAGACCGTAGTTTTCCTCAACCCACTGCTGAGTCTTGGTGTAGACGTTAATCACGAATGGCTGGTCTTCAATATCCACAGTGTACAGATCAGGGACAAACAAGTGGTACGGAGTAACACAACCAGACTCAATACTACCGGGAGCCTCTGTGAGACAGTCATACTTCTCTGCATCCCACCAAATCTTAGTAAAACTAACACCACAGATAGAAAGCCAAAATGCTGCCTGACCAAAAACAGCAGCAAGTTTCTTAGTGTTGTAGTAACTCTGCCAAACCTGTTCTGCTGCCTGAGCAGCGAACAAATCTGCATCCTCACTAGAGGATGGGATGACACTAGCGTTAGGCTTATTGCTAGTGATCCTAGCGTACTCAGTCCTAGCAATGGGCCGGATACGGTTAAACACCCTACGTGAGACGTAAGGTGTTGTAGGGGGATTCGACAGCAGACCATTACCCGGAGCACCGTTACGCGCTGGGAAGTAAGTCATGTTCTGCTTGCCAGTATACATAGCCATATTGAGCGCCCACTGACGCTCATATTTTTGCCTTGCTGACTTGGCTCTCTCGTACTCTTTGTGAACGAAATCCGCTAGTGCTTTAGCTTCGCGTGCTTCGTTGAAAGCCTTTATTTCATCCGGCGAGAGGACTGTCAGATCGGGGGCGACCGTCTGGCTCAAAGAACTCGGCGGCGATGCGGTCTGCGTCATAGAACTCGTCACTATCTTGGTCGTAATACCCGTCGCCACTTAGAGCAGCGTAACGCAAGGCTTCATCCAACTCTGTCATAGGTACAAACTCAGAACTTAGCGTCCCTGTGGAGGGGGTCGAAAAGGTCTCCAAAGCCTGTACTTGCTGAAATGCGAGGGGGTCGGAACTCGCTAGGAGTGCTATCGTCTTGTCCAGAACTTCCGTCACCCTGTTCAAAGATCGGGAGTAGTTTTTGTCTGCTATCGTGATCCGGTTCATTAACTGGTTCTGCGTCCACATTACCCAAATGAACATGAGTATCAGGAAAAGCATTAGGCAGGCTATCGAGCAGACGATTAAAACATTCCACGAATCCATTGGTTACGATCCTTAGTTCCCTCTCTTGCAGGTATTTGTACAGTGACTGCTCCGCCCCTAGTTGCGCTTGCTCATACATTCTAGGATGAATAAGACCAGCGGCAAGGCCGCCCTCCCTCATGCAATCAGTACAGAAGTAGACGGCGCCATAATCGTCTATATCCATCCCAAAGTCAATACAAGGTCTGTCGACAGCACCGCAAACTACGCACTTACCGGGATGCGCTACTGGCTTCTCCACAAGTTTAAATCGTGAAGTTAGGGGCAGAGCAGTCATTGTTAGTCCTACTTGTTGCCGTGGCCGAAGATAGTAGAGTCACCCTGAGAAGCACTTGTCTCAGGAGTAGTGTCCCCATCAGCCTCACTGCTAGCAAGATCGCCACCAGCCTCGGGGTTCTCAGTGTTGTCGTTCGCTGGCTCCTGACTAGGGAGTTGCGCAGACCTAGCAGCACTACCATCGCCACCACTGTCATTACTCACAGGGTCAGGCTCACTAGCAACAGGAGAGTTTACGTTCCCACTAGGAGTAGTAACCTGCTCGGGGGTTCCCGGCGTGTTACCTTCGACGTCCCCATCTTTGCCCTCTTCGTGGGCATCGTCAGTTGGGTTGGTAGCAGTTCCGTGAGGATTGGAAGCACTCTTGTTCTCGTCGTCTCCCTCGCTATCAGGAAGTTCATCGGCTTCCTTATTAGTAAGAGCGTCGTCGGGAATCTCTGACGTAGCAAAGAGAGGAACATTCTCATCGTCATGCAAAGCGTCGAAACGCTCATCTGCACGAACAGTAGACCTACTCTGCTGAGAAGGAAGGTTGTTCACGTTCTCAGTGTAAAGCATCTGAGCCGCGCTATTAAGTTGAATACCGGCAGTAGAGGGTGGGTTATCAAAGTCCGGCTCTCGGTCTTCAACAACTGCACGACGCTTCTCGGCCTGCTCTACCTCAACCAAGTCAAGGTAGGGACCACCATCGCGTCCGGTAACGCCGTCATTAGCGTTATAAAGTCGCCGTCCCATGAAAAACTCCTTAATCGAGGACAGTTGCGGTCGAACGATATAAGTATATGCTCTGGGCCTGACCCTCCGCAACCCTTTTTTACCAGACTTCACCATATTCTATGTTCCACTGAGTTTGATTACTAATGTTAGGAACGTCTGCCCAATCACTATAAGCAGCGACAGGAAGGGTTGCACCGATAACAGCAGAGTGCTTCTCGATGTTTTGCATCAACTTCTCTGCTTCGTCCTCCTGTGGATCAGGACGAAGGTCCGGCATAAATGAGAAGAAGTACCTAGCTGAATCTGGGGCGTGATCGTCCTTCTTGTGGATTTCTTCTTTCTTGTTGTTGTCAAATTGCATCTTCCTAGAGGTGTAGGTTTTCCAGCGGAGTTTCTTCATCTCGTCGATAAGATGCGTGCAGTTAGCAGTAATGTGCCAGTTACAATCACCAGTAAGTTCACCAGTGAGCGGGTGCGGTACCATAATGTCTCGGTCTACCCGAAGGTATTGAATCATTCGGTTAACACCTGAAAGCACATCATTTTTTCCGGGGGCAATGTATATCCCTCGATCAGCATACTCTTGTACGATACTTGTGCCAGTGATACCAGATCGTTGTGCCATTGCTGGGTCCCCGACAACAAAGTCAGGTTCCCTGTCGATGAGTTGATTGAAAGCATGATACACCGCAGCATGTTCTGGCACCGTCATTTCGGAGGCATAATGTTCGTTAAAGGTAATGATGTGATTGTCAGGAGAAACGGCGTGCCAGAGGATAGCAGTGGGGTTATTATATCCATGATCGAAAGAGACGTAAACCTCCCATTCGCTAAGCCCTCGGGCGTCGATAGGGTGTATAACATGGTCCGTTTCGTTGAACATCTTGAAGACTCTTCCTCCGAAGGCAACGAATTGTCCACGTTCTCTTGCTTTTCGCTCATCTGGATCAAGACCTTTGAGAAACCTAGTAATTGCTTCTTTCGACAGGTGAGCGTTCTCGGTTGTCTCAATCTCGATAACATCTATGTCAGAATCACCTAGAGTACCGGGTTCATAGATATCCTTAAATACCCACGTCATGCCCTCGACAGGGGTCATAGTAAGCCATGTAAATCCATCCGTATCAACGTGTCTTGCCATGCACTCATTGTAAATGTGTTTGGGAGGTTCTTCGTCGAACCATGTGCCGTGACGTGAAGTACCGGCGAACTTTTCAATATCCTGTTCGTAGGATCGAAACTCAATAGAACTACCATTCGACAGGGTGAGCAGTCTGTGTTCTTTATCGTAACTATCTTCAAAGGAACCATTCCTGTAATAACTTGGCGGTATCCATCGCACCAACTCCGGTATCATAATCATATCAACACCGTAGTTGAAGTCCACTGCGACTCCGCGCATACGAACAGGGCCTTCTGGCAGTGGAAGCCTCCTAAATGGATGCTTCTTCATCAACCAGTAAGCCATTTCTGTGGCACCACCAACTGTCTTACCAGATCGGTTGCCACCAATATATAGCCTAGTGTGCTTCTCAGACCTATGAAACATGAGTTGTTTCTTGTGAGGTCTATAGGCATAGATGTTCGGCCTCGTAGCCTGCTTCTTAATCCCTTCGTTGATCTTCTCTAGCATTTCCTGCGGCGACATAGAGATGACAGCGTTATTTGATCTACGTCGTGGCATCTGTAGCGCCTAGTTTTACTAGTGCACCAATAATCTTCTGGAGAACTTCTCTAGTGTTAGGGTTGTTCGGAAGTTGTCCAGCAATAACAACATCATCCAACAGCGTAGGGATGTTTTCCTTCGACAGCACCTGTGAAGTACCACCATCATGTGAGTGGTCCCCCGGTGATGCTTGACTAGGAAGGTGTCCTAGTGTATGGTGATGTGCCTTAGGACTCCTATTTACATCGTCGTTCTCGTGAAAGTCATTGACCTCCTTACTAGTCGGCTTGGTCTTCTTTTCTAGTGGATCGAGAATTGGCATCAGAAGTCCTAGGAAGATCGAAGAATCCTTCCTCCACAGTGACTTCCTCAGCATCTATTATCTCAGGGTCAATGTTAGCGGGTAGTTCTGCTACATCGCTTAGTTGCTTCCCGTTGATAATTTTGTCAATGTCTAGGCTAATCTTAGCGAAGACCATCGGGTCGGGGATATGCCTCTGTAGAGACTCCAATATTAACCCCAACGCCCTAGTGAAGTCCAGCATTTGTTGCCTATTAGGATCGTGCCGTCCTGAAACCTCATAGTACAGTTTCATAGCAGCAACGTCGCCAGCCTCTGCCTTAGAAACCATCCTTGTATGGACGCTTGCTAGCGAATCTCCAAGTAGTTGCTCCGCAGTCGTCTTCACCAAATCTGAGAAGTAAGGCTCCCTGAGCCAATTCCTCCATGTAGAATACGTGATACCAATATGCTTCAGTTTCGTCGCAGTACTTCGCCTGTCCGTAGGGTCCGTCATTATCTGTAGTGCCCACGCCTGCTGTGGCGTTAGTCTCGAACGAGTCCGTTGTTCCTCGTGCTTCTGTGGGTTCCAATCTGGCAACCAATCTATACCCCGAGCCTGCATACGGGCATAAAAACTAGGACTTGCTAAAATTTTATAAACGCGGGCTAAATCGACCTGCTTTCCCAGAGCGTTGTTAATATCAGCAACCTCTAGCATCTTCAAACCATGACTAATCCACAACATCTGAATCACATCAGCACACCACACCTCATACTCATCCTGAGGTGCTATAACATCCGACACAGCCTGCTCAGTAAACTTAGCCTGCGGCCGTATCAAGTAACCAAAAGGGTTATCCTCTGTTTTAG